TAGTCTCCTTTTCCTTGAAGGATTTTAGTAGATGCTGCAACTAAGCGATTCATTTCGTGCTCGACATAACTAGGTAGCAAAATCGCTAGTGCTGCTGCCAGGGCTGCATCCTGCTTTTCAGTCAAAGAGCAGCCAGAGAAAGTCATCATGTCATTGATGTTTCTCATCAACTCAGTCCGACTCTTTACCATAGCATCTCCTCCCTGTGAGCCAGTCTTTGACCCAATAATTGTAGAACCCTTTAAGCCACGATGCTGTGTAGAGGAAGCACAGAAAGAACATCAAATACAATTCTGATGTCCACATTAGGTAAAACCAAGCAGGTTGGCCAACTAGACCAACAACTGATGCCCATCGTCTTACATTATATCGGCGGTCTTGTGACAACCAAATTGCAGTAACACCTGTCAATGTAATTAACACCTCAGCTGATTGCACTGCCATCATTTCCTCATTTATAAATAAGTCTAAGAGCTTTAGACTTTGAAGTTTTTAGCCCCTGAATGTATACTCAGGGGCTAATAAACAGACTACTTTACTTCACAGGACAACCACCAGTACCACACTCATCCACTCCATCAAACTCAGCGGCTGAGATGTTGGAAATGATAGACACCTTATTGTTCAAATCACGAAACTGCTCACGTGTGATTTCTTCATAGGGAGCTTGAATGAATCCATGATCGCTATGAAGCAAGAACGAAAGAGACTTGTGGTTATTTCTATAGAACTTCGCAAGGTAAGCTTGAATCTCCGGAAGTTCTTCAGGGCGGTAGTAGATCGTGCAGCTCACGCTGTTATCACTCCACCGTTCCTGCATACGGCGCACCCACTTCAATTGATCAATTGCTGTCAAGTCCTTCGCCAAAACAGTACCTTGTGGGTATGCGAACGGGAAGGTCACTACAACTGTGTTGTAATCAATTGACTTATCAAGGTTAACTTGATACTCAACAGGGTATCCATTCTCTCTACAAACCCTGACTAGGTCGTGGTCTGCAGCAATACGAATGCGACGATACATATACTGAGCGTAACCTGGATGGACCCCAGGAGTAACACCCGGAAGAAGACTGAGCGTCCCTGAAGGCTTGACAGTAGTAAGCTTAATAGAGGGATTGAAACCATTAAGTTCAGAATAGCGCTCGTCATAATCACGGAGGGCTTCATATACGTCAGAGTCCCAAGAGAGTTGTTCCGGCGTTGCTTGGAGGATGCCAGTCAGACCGATCCCCATTCGCATGTTCTTAAAGACAACGTCATCAGTCTCAGGATGGTGACACGAAAGTGCCAGAGAGTGTTTGTTGATACGATACAGCAGTTTAGCTACATCGAGGAACTCCTCCTTACTTGTGATATTGGGAAGGAAGATTTCAGCCAGGCAACATGTTTCATAAGGCTCAAGACTCTGCTCCCCGCACGGATTATAGACCTGCACATTCGGATCATCATACTGAGTTTCACCAAGTCGTCCAACCTTACGAGATAGTCGAAAGTTAATCAGACCGTATGGCTCAGAGTTCCCTTTATAGGTTTCCCAGAAGAGTTCATGCAGATCGCGAATATCATCGCAGGCCACACTGTTATTTGACATCCCACGCCAAGCAGGGACATTACCGAGATCCCAACGCTTCGCAAGCAAGAACAGGACATCATCAGGATCGCCTATAGCGAGCTGTGCAGATCTGCGAACATTACCGGCCACGATAATATGACCAATAATATTCATGATGTCCAAGCAGTCAATTGGACGAACCTTCTTACCTGAACGCTTCATCAGGACTTCAGAGATCTTCTGAATACCCCAACACAGATCTTCAGGGCCAGAAGCCACACCGCCGAAGCCCTTGATAGGTGCACCTTTGCTACGGATAACCTGAGTCGAATAGGTGAATGTACCCTCAGAAGGCTTGGAAGACAGAAAAGCGGCCTTAAGAGTCTTACCGAGAAACTTCACCCAACCTTCACGGCTGTCGGGAATGATAAAGTCAGCACCACCGTGGTCTACACGTGTAGGGGCAACAAACCACTCACGAACTTCCGGTAGTTTATCAACGTACTTCCTCTGGATATTGTATCCGACACCACTCCCAAGTGCCAGCATATCCATAGCCCAGCAGAAGGGGCGAACAGGGTGGTCAACAACAGTGCCTGCACAATTCTGAAGAGAAGCTAGGCCTAGACGGTCAACAGTCTTTGTACCAAGTTGCCACCAGAATCGTCCCGCAACAGAACCCTTGAATTCAAGCAGATAGCGAGCAAGTCGTAACTCCTCTTCACGCGTAAAGTTACAATGGAGCTGTTCATCACATGCATTGATGACTCTGAGTACACTCTCTTTGAACTCTTCCGTTCGATCGCCCACAGGCCGAGCATACGTCCGCTTATAAGTCAAATAACCAACCGTGCTCCAAGGCGGTTGAATATCGGGGAGGTCTTCCATTTTCAGCATTATTGTTAATCCTCAACTACAAAGCTGTCTCCAACCGCAGGGCAGAGAGACATATCTAAAGGTTGCAGGCGGCCTGTCTTGTAGTCATACTTTGCACCTGGAACTGGTCCAGTGAGACCTGTATAACGACATTTCAGGACTGCCATAGTGATGGTATTTCTCACATCATCATCGGGTGAGGACATATCACGGGCAAATGCGATGATATCCATCGAGATTTGCTTTGTTGAGCCTGAGCCTCGTATGTCATCGAGGGTCGGCAACTTACCTTCTTCAAAAGCCTTTGATCCATTATTGGTCTTTCTTAGGTGTGATACGAGGCCAATATGGATGTCATACTTCTTAACAAGCCTAAGCAATGACGCCATGATTTTATCTTGCGCTTCATTACCTGATAGATTATCCATACCCTCGGAAATCAAAATAGTTAAGTGGTCAATGAAGATATACTTACAACCACAAAGAGCCATGTACTCAATTGTGTCAATGATGGAGTCATCAACAATTGATCCTTGATGGTCAAGCACAAGGAGACGGTCGTCACCGAAGATCTTGTCAAAGCCTGGCTTCAAGTCTTCAAGAGATAGCTCTTCTGCAGCAGGATTTCGATTAATAGCAAGTCCTGCAAGCTTACGAGCAGACTCCCCTGGGGACTCTTCAAGAGCTACCAAACCAATCAGCTCTTCACGTGGCCTTACTTCAATCAGATAAGAAATGATCTCGCGGATCATTGAGCTCTTGCCTGCACCTGTCCCCGAGACATAGAGTGCAATTTCTTTTAGGCGCATACCTTTTAGTTTGCTATTCAAACCTCCAAGGCAAGGCGGGTATGGGATTGAGGGAATATTACTGTATTCTTCCATAGCCCGCCAAATTTCGTTCTTTCTTAGAATACCAATTGGCGTAACTGTAGCAGCATCCCAGATTAAGGAATTCAAGGCCAAGTGGCCATGCTTGACTAAGACGTCATTAGCATCTTTACAATCAGCGGGATATGTAGGTTGTCGTACCTTGTCATATCCGATGATCTTGCAGAGCTCCTTGAAAGCTTTTTGACCCGGTTCATCGTTGTCCATTAACAAGACAACTTCTTTGAAGCTACGAATCCAGTCTCTGTACTGAATCAGCTTCTTAGTGAACGATGCCCCCGGGAGAGCTACTACAGGATAGATCTTTTCATACTTGTCGAGTGAAGCTTGAGCTACACTTAGTGCGTCAATCTCACCTTCGGTAATTACTAGGCGTTTACCGCCAGCACCAAACAGCTCTCTACCGAATAGATCCTTCGACTCACCTACCCAGTAAAAAGTCTTGGGGAGTTGTCGAACCTTGAAGGACTTTTCGTACGGGTAATAATGAGCGGCAATTTCACCATCCTCATCATACAGTACTCGAACCTTAAAGAACTCACATACTGCCTTAGTGATACCACGCTCGCGGAAGCCTCGAATAGGTAACTCTTCGATTTCCTCAATAGAAAGTTTAGGGCCTTTCGTATATGGAGCAGAGGCCTCCTTTGGTGGTGAAGGTGTTTTCATATTTTTAGGCGCTAACACTCCTCTTAACGCATCTACATCATCTGCATGAGGGGGGAAGAACTTTTGGCATGAGAAGCAGAAGGAGTCCCCATCCTCATACACCTGCCTGG